CATCATTAGCAGCATTTTGAATTTTTAATTCATTACTACTAATTACTAAAGAACCAGTTCCAATGTCAGAGATAAAACTATTACTACCATTATGATATATTTCTAAGTCAGGTGAAGAACTATCTCCAAATGTAAGTTTTTCACTGTCATCAAGATGTAAACCATCCAAAGCAATGCTACCAGTAACAGCAATACCTGTTGCTGTTGTAGCTAGTTTAACAGCATTATTATGGTATAAACTTACAGCACCATCCTCTACGAATTGTGCCATAACCTCTGAGCCATCATTTTTTCTGACTTCAACTGTGCTACCGTCTAGTGCTANTTTACCNGTGCCTGTATCTCTNATGATGCTATCTGATGCGTCATGGTATATTTCTAAATCAGCAGCAGCACCAAAAGTAGCTTTTGCATTATCNGCAAACTCTAGTGCATTGTCACTGGCATCAAACACAATATTGTTAGCTGCACCTGTAAGTGTTAAATCGCCAGTGGTAGTTACGTTTACAAGGTTAGCTGTACCAGCTAAATGTAGGTCTTTAAACTTTAGTCCAGTTGTACCTATATCTAATGTGTTATTACTTTTTGGTTTAATCTCAGTAGTACTAGCTACAAAATCTTGCGCTGGTCCAAGCACAGTAATTGGCCCACCTTCACCAGATGTACCATCGTGCGAGTGTCCTGTACTACTATTAAAAGCAGATTCGATAGCATCATATTCAGCATCAAAGTCTGCGGCGTTGATAATGTTACCATCCGCTATATTATTAATAGTATCGGTTCTAGTGTAGCCTTGTCCCATAGTTTCTACTTTCTATCGTTTAATCCATACTCAACTGTTAGTGCATCAATTGAGTAGGGGGGATTATTGTCTTCCGATCCAAATTGAAATGATACTGTAAATCCTGAACCTACGACTTGTGTTTGAAATAACTTTAACAGCTTAGTACCAAATCTGGTTATACCAAAAGTACCTGTTCCAAAAAACCCTACTGTACCCTGCGTATTCTGAATACTTATTGGTGCGGGTTGAATAGTTCCCTGACTGTCAAAGTCTAGTTTTAAACTTACGTCAAATGCGACACTACCTTGCGGATCAGTATACAAAAACAATTTATAAAATGTCTTGCGCTTACGTGGGTCACTAATCGGTAAGTGTGGTGTAGCAAATGTAGTTTGTATATTTGTACCGTCAAAGGAGTTACCGCTTTCCATTTGATACAAATAGCCATCATCGTTGGCAAAGAAGACTTGTTCTACATTCTGGTTATAGTTACTGTCTGCTACAAAAGCACGTATACCACGTGTTTCTGCCCAAGCCATCCCTTCACCACCTTGTGGTGCAAACTGTGTCGCTAATATACCTTGAGCATTTTCTTGTGTAATATTATTATTATAACCTAGTAATCTATACTGTGATTTTTCCCGGACTACGCAACTTGTAAAAGAGGTGTTTGCAGAAATAAATCCAGTCATCACACTTTGTATGTTTTTAGATACAGAGGCTAGTCCAAAGTCACCAATTCTATCTGTAGCACTTAATAGTCTAAGCCCATCTGGGCCAAGGAACATAACGTCACCAGCAATCTCTTGCACTGTATCAGAATCAATACATCCAATATCTGCAGTTATTGTTTGTACAACAAAGTCTGAAACTGCTCTGCCTGTGAGTTGATGTATAGTAGATTCAGTAAAAATAATTAACTGTTCTCTAAATACAGCTAAAGCCGTAACAGTTCCACCTACTCTAAAATTACCTGCCCCATTACCTATTGAGAAGTCAGAGTCTGTTTCAAATGCTGTGTAAGTTACTGTGTCACCTTTAGCAAAGAATAGATGACCTTTAGCCTCTGCTACAAAAGTAGCCCCTATAACGTCTGTAGGTGCGCTTGTTAAAACTGTAAATGTAGCATTATCATATAATGCAGGTTCATTTAAACCATCTACAATTACAACTTTCTCAGTACCATTAAAATTGTATTTAGCAAACTTTGTTTTATTTGCACCTTCTCTACTGGTAGATAAGAAGGTAATAACTGCATCATCTGCAGGACTACTTGCTAATGCCGGATTAATAGCTAGTGTAGTACCACCTGACGTTACAGTAGCGTTTGCAGTTACTGTGTAAACTAAATTGACACCTGCTATTTTAAATACATCACCTTGTTGTGGTGCTGTAAGTAAGCCATCAATAGCTAAAGTAGAACCTGTTTGACTTGCACCATTTACAAGAGGTGTACCATAATCAGGCACATTAATTTTTGTAAATCCAGAACCACCTGTTTTAAATATATCGGCGTTCTTACAAACAATAGCAGTATCTTCCCACGCTGCTATACCAATAGCTAAATATTTAGATGTTGTTGTTTTAAATGTGACAGCAGCAGCATTGGCAGGGCTGCTATCTAATGCGGTTGATAAGGTTAATGTTGCTCTATTATTTGTAGCATCATATGTAACACCGCCAGATGCAATCGTATAAGTACCAGTAACCCCTGTTATTTCTAAAGTATCACCTGCAACTGGTGTAGTATGTATTGCAGCTACTATTAATGTTGTACCACTTTGACTATCTCCATGAACAACAGGTGCGCCATACGGTGGTATAATATTACTGTCGTACTTATCGTAACCCTCAATACGCCGATAGCCACCTTCAACAGATGGTTCAAAGTTACGTAGTATCCTAGCACTACCCGGAGCATTAATACCTTGCTGCAACGGAGATAGATTAGTTATAAGACCACCACGAAACTCAACTGGGTAGGTTTGCCATGCATCCATTATGATAGCCCCTAAATACCGAAGCCTGAACTTGCTCCACCTGTAGCACCAGTAAGCATATACGACCTTACGTATGGTGTTCTATTGATAAGCTGAGAACGCATATGCTTAATACCTTCGTCAAATTTTTCTTTCATAACCAGCGCATCTTGCGTATTACCTCTAAACAAATATCCATAGTGCATTGCACCGTCTACAATAATATGTTGAAATCTTTCTGGAATGGTGGGAACATCTGTTACGGCAGACAAATCGGTAGGAAAAGTATAGTACTCATATACCAGTTCATATGCTTTATTTGGTTCTGGTGTCATAATAAATTCTAAGCTAGGTGCTTGCGCTACTTGTGTAGGTACACCCTGACCAAGAGAAGAACTATATTCTTGATCTATATACTTATCTAAATAATCTTCATAAGCTATTTCTGTAAGCCGTGTAGTAGCATTACCTAATGAAGAATTTTCTTTGATACGAAAAGTTTTAAAGTTAATTATTTTAGCGTTTGCAGGAAACGCATAACGACTAGTATTGGCTGTTAGTGTAGTTTCTTGTGTAGTGTGATTAAAAGGCCAAAAGTATTCTGACTGATTTAAATATCTAATAGATGCATTAACAGCATCTTTGGCTTGTGAATAAAAACCTGTAGCTGATGCAAAATTAGCTGAACTGAGTTCTACCTCATTCAGCCGCCTGTTTACTGCATTTACTAAGCCAAGAAAATCGTATGCCATATTACATCCTTAATGAAAGTGAAGGGGCAAGTTTCCCTGCCCCCTCATGTTACTTAGGCAAGTGCGTCACGATCTACTTCGTTAGCAGTCGTGTCACCCTGATCGCTGATGTCCATCATTACAGCGAAAGCACGTAGCTTACCAGCCGAAAATGAAGCACCATCACCTGCCAACACAAAGTCAATTGTATCACCAGATGTAGAAAGTGCTAGTCCATCAATTGCAACCTGCGGGGCGTAAGCACCGTCAGCCGCACCGTCAATGTCTAATGCAGCAGCAAACTCATCAACATCACCACCAGTGAAGCCAAGAGCAGCAGTCGCATTAGTACCTGTATTCATGGTTGCAGAAGATACAACTTGAAAACCAGCACCCATGATTAGAGTATTGGCAGGTACGGTAATTGCCTGAATAGTATCGCCGGGAGCAATGCTATTTGCAGTCAGGTCAATTGTCACATCAACGTAGTACGGATTGCGTCCACGCTGTGAGTTCCCTGAAGCGGGATGTAGAACTGCGGTAATGTTAGCCATGTCTTATTCCCCCTTTAAGCTAGATGGTAAGAGGCGTTAACAAGTGCCTCTGGACGTAGAATTTTACGTCCGTACAAATGCATACCACGAACAATGTCAGCGAAGCTGTCAGGATCACGATATGTCTCAGTCTTATTAATCTGCTCTGCAGTTGCAACAGCAGATGAATGACCAGCAACAATCACACCAAAATTGGCAGCAGAGTTAGCACCCGCAAAGGATGGACCTGTACCAAGGGCTGGCAGATTGTTAGACGAGTAGACGGTAAAGCCATGAATGTTGTTGCTTACAACGCCATTCTGAAGTCCAGAACCGCCAAAGTCAGCATCAAACAAACGTGAATCTTCGTCTTTCAGGATTTCCATGAACACTGGGTCCAGAACAAGCCAACGTCCCTGTGTGTCAACATTCTGCTGATCTAGCAAACGAGACATACGGGCGATAACCTGAAGTGGGTTAGCGTCACCTGCACTAGTAGGAGCAGCACCTGCGCCTGTACGTGGACTAATAGCGATTGCCTCGCCACTAGACAATGAAGCACCGCCATCGTTGAAGTCTGTACCTGTCAGCTTCATTGATGTCAACAGTTCGTCTGTACCTGCAGTTGAAACAGCAACAGAACCGTTAGTAGTTGTATTAACTGCGTTAGGTGTGCCGTGGATTGCAGACTGCTTGTAACCAGCCAAGTAGCCAAGAACGTCTTGGTCAAACTGGTCAGCGAGGCGGTAAGCCGCACGATCACTTGCCAGTGACTGGAAGTTTACGTGTGAGTGTGCCTCTTCAATGTCATCAACCTTAAATGCAAAGTAGTTAGCTTTGTCAACTGTCAGGTTGAAGTCTTCGTCATCAAGGTCTTGAGGAGTGATTGTAGTACCACGCTCNTATGCCTTAACTGTGATNTCTGGTTCTTTGATGATTTTAACTGAATCGCCCATTGAAGCGATTTCACCAAAGTAATCAGAGTTGGTGATTGCCTCACAAACAGCGGCCTTGCGGAAAGCAAGTTGCACCTGTTTGGAGTAAATTACTGGTGAAAAATTACCATTAGGTAGGTTTCCATATCCAGCAGCGGAAGTAAAAGCCATTTCCATCTCCTGTTAATTAGCTTTACAGATGCAAACATTACAATTCTTAGCAGAGGCTGAACAACGTAGGGTGTGCATTCTAGTTAGGTGGCCGCCCAACTATTCAACAGGCCATGTTTATCAGGTAATCCGAAAGGGTTATTGTTGTTTGCTGATTATAAGTATAACCAAGTAGCTACCCTAGTTACACTTATCTGACTCTAGTTATACTTAAAAATAACTACTTGTCAACACTTTTTTATCTAGCAGAACCAGAAACATCATAGACAAACTTACCACTACGAATGGCTTCCATGATTTCATCAGACTTTGCCTCGTATTCTTGGGCTGACATTTTCTGAACTGTAGACTCTTTTAGATATGTAGCAGTACCCTCATCTTGAGGTTTGCTACGGCTATTCTTTGTAGACACAGACTTAGCTGCATCTTTATCTTTAGTAGGTTTGCTTTTAGAAATACCCATGTCAGCTTTGTACAAATCAATTGCTCTAGCTGCTGAACGTGCATCATTGTCATTATCATACAATGCATCTTGTACCCACTTAGGTTGTTCTTCTGCCCAATTGTGGAAGTCATCACTGTCTCTAATCTCATCAAAGTCAGGATGCATCTGCATTAATGCTGCTTCAGCTTTTTCTTTAGTAGCAGAAGTTTGCATTTCGTCAATTACCTTCATGCGTTCTTCTAGTGCAGTAGATTGCTCCGCTGCTTTCTTCATAGCAATTGTTTCAACGATAGCTGCTACATCTGGGTAGTCTGCTGCCCATTGTTCAATGTCTTCATCAGACTTAGGTAGCTTCATTTCTTTTTTAGTGGCTGACTCAAGCTGCCGTTTCATTGCATCTAGTTCAGTTTTAAACTCTTCAGCTTGTTTCTGCTGGTGTCGGCGTAAATCAGAGTAACGCTTCTTAAATGTTTTTTCTTCTGCTGTAGTAGGTTCAGCTTCTTCTGGTTCAGTAGTTTCTACTTCACTTTTCTGTTCCTTCATTAGCTGTTCTAGTTCTTCTTCTTCAATCTTGCGTTTTTCTTCGTTAGTGTATTTACGATTAGCAAATGCAACTTTCTTTGATGTTTGCATTTCTTCTGCCATGATTGTATCGTTCATTGTATTTCCTTTTGTTGGGGCCACCGTAGCCACACTGTCGGGTGTGGGGAGTGAGTAGCCAACTGATTGTAAGATTTAAGCCTCTTACGCAGCTTTCTTCAATGCATTTTTATATTGTCCATGCACTGTGTAAACTTCACCTTCTGTATACACATCATAGCGGTCTTCTACTGTACCAATATAAACTGTTGGTGTTACTTGCTCTACATACTCAAGTGATGTCACTTCTACGTTATTAATGTAATCACCAAGCACTAAGTCCTCTGTACGCTTCCAAGAACCGTCGGCAAGTACAGGGTGGTCATTAGTAATCTTCAACTCGCCGTTGACTTTGTAGTAGCCTTCACGCATATGTTTATGTAACACTTCTGTAACTACTGTGTTATCTATGATGTCACCTACTTGTACTTTAGTTACAAAGTCTATAACACCATTGCGTTTTACTTTCATGTCTTCAGTTAAACAGATAACACCCATGTCACCGCCGCCGCCAGCACCTCCATCTGAACCGTAACCGCCACCCGGTGAACCGTCATGGCCTCCCCTATTTGCATCTGAAATGCCAGAAGTAGGTGCGCCACCCGGAGAACCTACACCAATATCTGCAGCAGTAACGCCCATTTCTGCGTTTGCAGCTATCTCCTGTGCTGCCGCTGCTTGTGCCGCTGCTGCCGCCGCTGCTCTTGCTGCCTTTGCTTCTTTTTCTAATGCTCTTTGTCTGTCAAGTGCTTGCTGAGTCATAACATTGCCTTTTACTTTACCTGTATTAATATCACGAGTTCTTACCGCATTTCCTCGACTATCTTTAACTGCACCTGACTTACCTACTTGGTCTGCTGAACCTTGCAATGCTCTAGCCATACTTCTTGCTACCTCTGATATTTGAGCCATTACTCCGGGATTACCAAGTTCTGTTGATGCTACGTTACCATATCTAGCTGCCGCTGCTGTTAAACCAGATTGCATTGCTTCAGGATGATTAGCAATTTCAGTTTGTATTGCTTTACTTACATCTAGTCCTTTTTTAGCTGCTTCATGCGCTGCTGATATTACGCTACCATACATAGTAGCTTCTGCAGGAGTTCCTAACTGAGTAACACTACCCATTGCCATAGCAGCAAGGGCTGCTTCTTTTGCCTGTTGACCAGCAATAGATACGTCCATAGGTGAAGCGTCCATAAGTCCAAAAGCAGACGCTACCTGACCTTTCATAGAAAGAGAAAGTGCTTGTTGTTTTGCTTGTTCAAAAGTTGCGTTTCGCATAGCCTCATTACTATAGCCAAATACAGCATGACCACCAAATGCATTTTCATGCTTTGCGTCTGTTGCTGCCCTAGACTCTAGTACTGCGTCAACAAAAGAGTTTGAAGTTGGTCTACCCCCAATTGTATCTACATTACTAACGGAAGACACACCCGACCCTATGTTTGATATTGCATCTGAACCATCACCCTCACCGCCTTGGTTTATAGTTGAAGTAGAAACAGGTATAGTAGTAGTAGACTGTTCTGCAGCAGGTTGATCCCC